TTATATATTTTATTTAAAAAAAAGGTAAGTAAGTATTATCCCACTTACCCTATTTTCTTGGTTAATTAATTTTTAAGAATAGTAAACTAAGTCCTCAGAAATTCCATACTGAACACCTGCTGTAAATCTCATTACAAATCTACAATTCTGTGAGCCATCAATATCTTGCATGTCAATTACTTTGACTTCATTTAAATTATTCAGAAGTCCAGTTCCGAAATACAGATTGCTTCTTTGTGCTGCAAACATTGTATCTGCTGACATTCCAGGACATACAAATATTTTTACACCATTTACTGTTAGCGAGCCATTGTTCCACCATTGTGTTCCTTGTGCGTTTACACCATTTGCACCTAAGCCATTTGCTGCAAATCCACCTAATGCTTCTACATAAAATTTAGCAGTTGCACTTGGTATGTAAATGAATAAATCTTCTTTGCCATAAAGTGCTGTTGGAATAGCATTCACAACACGAGATAATTGTGCGATAACATTAGCACTTGTGATTGCAACTGATGCTAAATCCTGTGCTGCAGGTATATTCCCATCAGCAGTCATTAGCGTTTCAAAACCATCATACTCGCCTGCATTTGCAGCAACACCAGTAAAAATAGTTTGTTCTGTTTTTTGTGCAACTTGATTTGCTACATGAGCAACCAAAAAGTCGCTGAATTTAGGTGGCAAAGTTTGCCCTAATCCATATCCCATAGATTGAGCCTCCCAATCATTGATGAAATCTTTCTTACAAAGTTGTAGATTCACCTGTAGTTCAGTAGGTTGGATTATTCTCTCTGTTAATGTTACGCTAGAATTGGGATTAAAGTCACAGCCTGCATCTGAAACTACAGCACCTGTGTCTAATCTTTTAATCACTTCTTTAAACGCTATATTTGGTTTTACAGTAAGCCCCCCATCATCAATTGTTGATGCTGAAAAAAGAGCTGCAGCGATATATTCTCCTGCAAATTCTCCTGCATATGTAGTTGTGACATTCGTTGCAGTCGCTAATTCAATTTTTCTATTATTCATTTTTATTAATTTTAAAAGTTTATTTATTACGATTCAAATGCCCAGATTCCCTGTGAACCACAAATAGCCCATTCAGTTGAAGATATTGCACACAACTCAACCCAATCTCCATAAATTGAAGTTCCTGCTGTGTTAATTATATCTTTATCTAATGCACCTACTCCTGAACTAGCAGCAGTTACAACTGTTGCAGCTAAGGTAAACGCTCCCACAACTTTATTGTCAGCGTGTGGGGATAGCGTTAAGCCATGCGTTCCTGCTGTTCCTATATTTCTAAATCTGTAAGTTAGCCCTACATAATTAGCATGTAATTCAGGTAAAGTGTGCGTGTGCGAGCCACCACTTGAATTTTGGTCTTTGCCAGCATCTGAAACTGAAATAGCTTTATTTGCTGTTAAAGATTCCTGAGCAGGTCTGTTTCTTTGTACATCATTTGATGAATATTTGTGTGTTGCCATTTTTTAATATTTAATTTATTGTTTATTTAATTTTTTTAAAACTCTATCAAAAGTAGTGTTGAAATTACCTTTAGCGTAAACCCTTTGTTTTACTTCTTTAAAACTTGCTTCAGGGCTATGTTTAATTGGCTCTACAGCAGCTTCAGAAAATTCTTCTTTTACTGTGCGTGATTTTAATTTCTTTTCTTCTTCTTCTTCATCACCACCTTTTGTTTCTCCTATTCTTGATTTAATATCAGCTATTGCATCTTCAAGATTTTTAATTCTTTTTTCCATGCCTGCCCAATCATCTACTGCAGCTTCATCTCCTTCTTCTAAATCTTCTGTTTCTTCATCTTTTTCTTTTTCTGCATCTTCTTTTGCAGGTACTCCATCAGATGGGTCTCGTAAGTCAGCAATAATTCCTTCTTCTTCAACAACCAGTAATCTGCCATCTTCCAATATATATTCTCCTACTGGAAGTGCTACTTTTTCATCATCAGTTTTTATAAAAATTTCTTTGCCTTTTTCAAAACTCTCAGCTTCTACTACTGTGCCATTTTCTAACTTTTGTTCTTCAAGTTTAACATCCATATTTAGAAGCGTTTTAATTTTATTAACCATTTCTTGATTTTTCATAATATTAGTATAACGATTTAATTTTTAAATTTTGTATTTTTAACTTATTTTAGTAACCACTCCAATGCCCTGATTCATAATATCCTGCTTACAACAATCTCTTGAATAGGTTAATTTATTTTTACATAAACATGCTCTAGTGCTTCCTCTTGGGCTGCTTCTTGCAGGTATATAATTAGTAATTCTTCTATTCATAATCTATTAGAAATAATTCTGGTCATAAAATCCTCCTCTTGCATCTATAGATAACAGTTTACCTGATAAGGCATCTGCTTTTTTGAATGCTCCTATTCCATCAGGTTTAATTCCTAACTCTTTTGCTGCACTATCAGCTTTTTGAAGAAGGTTAGCAACTTCATCCCATAATTCACCACTATTGTTTTCAATTTTTTCGCCTGCTTCTTGAAGTTTATTCCTTTCCTTTTCTGCTTTTTGAACTTGTTTAATTACTTCTTTGGTAAAGGAATTGTGGGCTTTGACTGCTCCATTCCATTGCTTTTCTGCAGCTACAGCTTTTTCTAATTTAGAAATTGAGCCATCTATCTCGCTTGCAATAGATAATTCAATCTTTGCCAATTCTGTTTTATCCTTTGGAAATTTATTTACTATTTTATTAAATTTTTCTGGTGTAATCATGATTGTAATATTTCTTTTATTTGTTGTATTAATTTGTGATTAGCAGATAAACCTACTGAATCTTTAGGGGCTTCCATTTTGTCTGCAAAGTAGCCTTCAATTGAAAATCCTTTTACCTTACCTGTCTTGACATAATCTTGCCACACCTCATCATTGTTCACTTTGACAGAGCCCATCCAAGTTCCAACTGGAACATTTAAACCATATTTTCTAGATTTATCAAATTTAGTATCTTCCACTATCCAGCTTTCTACTAAAGTTAGCCCACTTAATTCGTGTTGGTGTTCTAGTGTTGAGTTATTTTGATTGCCATTTTTTAAATAAAGCTGAGATGCTTTTTCTACTGTATCTTTTGAAAAATAGATATAGTAATCATCATTTTCAGCATTTCTAAAAATAGGTTTATTGGGAATTAACAATGCTCCCATTAATATTTTTTTCTCTTTGTTTACTTCTGCTAATTTAATCTCATCAGCTTTAAGTGCCACAAAGTCTGCTTCAATAGCAGGATTTTCTACGATAGAAATTGCTTCAATTCCTGCCATTTCTTCGTCTTCGTCAAGAACTAATTCTACTATTCTCATAATTATATAACGATTTATTAATTAATATTTGTATTTATAAAGTTGCACCATCAATAATGTTCCTATCTAGGCTCTGTGCTGTGGTTACATCACTTGCCACTACATAGGTTTGTATGGGTGTTTGGTTTTGTTCTCCTATGGCATCAGCTATTTGATTAAACCCTGAGCCACCAACAGAAGAAAGGTCAGGAGGGGTTGCTGCTGCTGCTGTTACTGCAGTTGGCACTTGTATATTCCCACCAACACTTGGCACACCCCCCACACTTGATGCTGCTTGTTTACTTTGTTTAACTGCTGATTTAACTGCACCAATAATGCCTATTGCCTGTGCAACATATCCAATAATCATAGGTATATTGTATGGAAATGGTGCTGATGCAGAAGTTTTTGCAACACCTGATGCACTATCTGCTGCTGCCTCAGTTCCTTTTAAAGTTGATTTTACTACTGTTTGTTTAGCTGAAAAAAGAGTTGATTTCATTTCCATTATCATTTCCTTTAATGCCATTGCTTGTTTAGCAACTAACATTGCTTTCCCTAGTTTACTTTCTGCTCCTGCAATACTAATTATATCATTCATGGTTTTTTCTTTGTCTGCTCTTTTCTTTTCTTCTAATGCTGCTTCTGCATCTGCAATTTCTTTTGTCCTATCAAAATTAGTTTGGTCTGATTCAGCCATAAATTCATCAAGAGCAATTTGTGCATCTACCTTTGCCTGAGTTCCTAATCCTGCTTCATCTAATATTCTTTGTAATCTTGCTTCTTGTAAAACTTGTTCAGCAGCATCTATTTCTTGTTGTGCTAATAATCTAGCCAAATCATCTTCTATTTGTTCAGCATTCATTCTTTTCTTTGCAATACTTAGATTCGCTTCACTTTCTAATTTACTATTAGTCAACTCAATTTTCTCTTTGTCAAGTGCTAAATCATTTGCTTTAAATTCTGATTCAAAACCTGCAATAGTTGCCTTTACTGCAGCCAATTCATTCTCAGCTTCTATTTGTGCTTTTTTAAATTCAATATTATTCTTATCTTTTGCTAATTGAGCATTAGCTGCATCAATAGAAATCTGAGCATTAGCTAACATTAATTTCTGTTGCTTTTGTAGATTATCTCTTAAATCATTGTTGGCTTTTATTCTATCTTCTATGCTGTTTCTTTCTTCATCTCTTATTTGTCTTAACTTCTCATTTTCAAAATCAAATTGTTCTAGTAAACCCTGATTTTTTGCAGCAGCTAGTTCTGCACTATTTGCTAACTCTACATTAGCAGCAGCAGTTTTAATTACTTCTTTTGTATAATTAGAAACTGCCTTAGAAACCTCATCAAAACTATCATCCACTCCTGTAAAGACATCTACTGTTTGTTTACCTGCTTCTTTAACATCTTCCATTGCTCCTGCGAAATCGCCTGAGAATACTTTTTTAATTGCAGACCCCAAATATCCTAAAACTTCTAATGCTTGGTTAAACCTATCTATAATGCCCTGTTTGATGCTTAGAGAAAACTCTTTCATTGTTCCTATTGGGTCTTTAAATAAAGCATTCATGAAATCTGTAACCTTACCTATATTCCCTACTATTAAATTGACTAAATCATTTAATATAAGTGAAACTGCTTCTGTGGCT